TGTAGAACAATCTACTGTATCAATTGCGACTGCTTACAACCAATACTCAATTGAAAAGTATTATAGAACTCTATCAACTTCATGGTCAAACACAAGAAATGTAATGAGTCCTGAGTATGTTTATAATGCTATCCACAACGGAGGAACTACTTGTGGTGGTACAACATTAAATGGTAATTATGAATTCTTGAGAAATACAGGTACTTGTTTTTGGAATACTTTACCTTACAGTAACACAAACGGATGTTCATCTACTCTATTAACAAGAGCAATGAGAACTGAAGCAGGTAATAATAAAATTAAGTACTCAATATGGGAAAACTTTATTTACTCTGTAGATAAAGGAATGGTTAAGACATATCTGAACAATAAAAGACCATTAGTATTTGTAGCTAGAATGGAAAGTACAACTTACAACTCAGGTCCAGGATTTATATGGAAACAAACAGATGGTACTAGTATAGGTTCTACCGCTCTTACAATCGTTGGATTTGACGATAGTAAGAATGCTTATAAGTGTATGACCACTTGGGGAACTGGTCGTGGTGATAGTGGTTTCATTTGGATTGATTATGACCATATGACTAGAATTGCATTACAAGTTTGGTATTTGAATATATGATAAAGTTTAACAAATAATACAATAAGTCCCCGACGAAAGTCGGGGCTTTTTATTTGAGGGGCAAAATATATTTATTATATTCAATATGCACCTCAAATTTAACTATATGAAAAAAACACTAATTGGATTGGTTATGATGATACCAATGTTAGGTTTATCTCAAAATAATGGGATATCTAACGAAAATACATCAACAAAAATGGAATGGATTGGTATTAGTAATGGGAATTATGTTATTAAAGTAACTAATAAACAAAACTGTGAAGTACCTATTAAAATCCAATGGGAAAACAGTACTTTTTTTAGACAAAAAGACATAGGAGCAAATTCATTTGATACTTTTTGGATAAATCAAATGCCTACGGGATGTAGATTAAAAGCAAAACCACTAGATAGATGTACTTCTGGGGGTGATTTAGGTTGGGTTGAATTAGATATTTGCTATATATTACCAGTTAAATTTACAAGTATTACAGGACAAAGAGTAGGTCCACGTAGTGTTAAATTAATATTTAGGGCTGAAGAAGATAGCAATATAGATCATTATAACATCCAGTATAGTCTAGATGGTAAAACATTCAAAACAGTAAATGTATTATTCCCTAATGGAGTAGTAGGTGGTAAACAATATTCAGTAATCGTAAATTATTAATAAAATGAAAAAAATTATAATACTTATTTTGTTGGGCAGTTTGACAGTCGTATCTTGTACTAAGAAAAATGAGATGAATGAAATATCAACACCTGTAATGTTAAAAGTACAGGCTGTGGATAAAGACGGAATAGCAGTAGAATCTCAGATTACAGTAATCAAATAATATTTATTGACATGGCATGTCATTATTTATACTTAAAGAATTCAAACGAATTCTATAGCTTAATGAAGCAACGCGATCCGGAATTAATCATGAAGATGGTTAAATGTGTGTTAAGTGCTTCTAGACGCCATAAAGAAAGTATAGATATATTTGATATTTCTTTTAAAGATTTAAGTTCATTAATATTCACAATTGATAGATCACAATATAAAGAATTATTAAAAAATTGTTTAGATGATCTTATTAAAGTAGAGGAATACGAATTGTGTGCCGAAATTAAAAAGGAACTTGATAAAAAATCAAGAGGAAGAAAAAAGAAAGAAGTTCTTTAAAATATGGGGGTGCCTTGGATTTGCTCCGAATCAAAGGATAGTATCACATGTAGTGAGATGGTTCTAACTCACTTTAATCAATGCACAAACAATTAAACGACAACTCTGAATTATCAGATTGGACCTTCGAAGACGCTATGGCGTTTATCGGAGCTGACGAGTACGCATTAGCGGCCTAGTCTCCGGGGCAGCTGAGAGCCTTGCAACAGAACAGCACAATAGTACAGTAATGTACGCACGTCCTTACTTCTTGGTAATATAGGACTCATAAAAATCAACCAAGTGGTGGAGCCAGCCATAACCGGCTAGCCTATACTGATCAGCTTGCAGATCTAAACATGTGAGACGTTGGTATTATTGCTTTTTTACGGAAACAGGGGTTCGACTCCCCTCACCTCCACTAATGTACCTATATTACTTACCATAAGAACAGTTTATAGGTCTCCCACGAAGGCGATCAGAAATGGTCGCCTTTTTATATTTATTACAGAATTAAACCATTAAAATTATGAACTCCTTTAAAAAGTGGATTGCCAACCTATTCAAGGATGGTAATGACATTAATGAAAAATCTGTGATAGGATTTTTATCATTTATAGTAATGACCGGCTTCGCTATAACTGATTTAGTTACGGGATATATGGGTAAACCCCTATTAATCAACGAATTTATTTTCAATTCATTCCTAATTATGACATTAGGCGCATTTGGTATTTCATCTGTGGATAAGTTTATCAACAGCAAATACGAAAATAAAAATAATAATTCAGAAACAACCGAAAATCCAGAAATATAATGGCAACTAAAAAATCAGCAGCAGAAGCAGTAGCAGGTACAATAAAACCTCCTATTTCATTTAAAGAATTCTCCAAAGATCCAGTTAAAGGATTAATGTTCATCTGTATTATAGCAGTTGGATACTTGTATGTAGATATTAAAATGTCTAACAGCGCTATCCAGGAAAAACAAGATGCTAAAATACAAGTACTTGAACAAAAAGTAGATTTATTAACTGAAGCATTAAGAAGATCAGATAGTACATCAAGTGCGTTAGCATCTAAAATAGCAGTATTGCAACAATTAGGAAAAATTCAATAATATGAAATATTTAGTTTTATTATTAATATTAGTAAGTTGTGCTTCAAAACAAGAACAACCATCCCCAGAAACATTAAAATTAAATGAAACAATTGACTCACTACTTATTAAAAGCCAAAGAAATATCGACTCAGCTTCAGTCCAACTTACAAAAACTGATAGTGCTGTTGTCGAAAAAGTAGAAAAAACAGTTCAAAAAATAGGTAATTTAGAAACAGAAAATAAACAATTAAAAGAAGAAAACAATGCGCTTAAAACTGAGCTTAATACTGTTAAGTCTTCTGGTAAGCCTTACAAGCTATTGCCAACAGTACCCGGAAACTAAAGTTATTGATGGACAAGAAGTAGTTATTATGACTGTACAACAGGCAGATGATATTAATAACTTATTTACGTCATATAACGATAGTATTAAAATTCTTAATGAAAGAATTTGGAGACTAGGATATGATGTAAAATTTGCTGGAAAGCAAATTGAGGCTTTAGATGGTACTCTTAGTGAAGTTAAAACATCTAATAATATAAAAGATAAAGAGATTGCTCATTACAAACAAGAAATGAAGCGTATCGAAAAATTAGAATGGATAGATAAAAAAACTAAAGTACGTGTAGGAATTGGATTAGGAGGAGTATTATTAACATGGACATTAATGTTTATATTTTCAAAATAATAAAATATGGATTTAAATAAATTAAAAGGACACATCCCAGACTCAGTAATAGCAATGTTACCAGATACAATTGCTAAATTCGAATTAAATACTCCATTACGTCTCGCTCACTTTCTAGCTCAAGCAGGACATGAATCAGGTGGTTTCAAAGCAGTACAAGAAAACTTAAACTATGGAGCTAAAGGATTATTAGGAATATTTAAAAAATATTTCCCTACTCCTGAGAGAGCAGCTTTATATGAGCGCAAGCCAGAAAAAATTGCTAACTTAGTTTATGGTGGTAGAATGGGTAACGGACCTGAACCAACAGGTGAAGGATGGAAATTTAGAGGTCGTGGTTATATTCAATTAACAGGTAAAGATAATTACAAAGCATTTGACGCTGTTGTAGCTGAAAGCATTGTTGACAACCCAGATTTAGTAGCAACTAAATACCCATTATTATCAGCAGCTTGGTTCTTTCATAAGAACGGATTACATAAAATAGCAGATAAAGGAGCTACTGATGCTGTAGTAACTGAAGTTACAAAGCGCGTTAATGGTGGAACAATCGGTTTACCAGACAGAATTAAACACTTTAAGGAATATTACTCTCTCCTGGCGTAGTAGGAGGATCAGGAATAGGAGGCATTGAATTATATGGCTCGTACGAATTATAAGAACCGTATGAGCCATAATTCTGCTGTGGTGGAGTATTCTTACTTACAATCATCTGAACAATTCCTTCAGATGTTATAAATCCAAGACCAGATAAAATAATATAGAAGTCATATTCAAGTACTTTACCTAATGAATCAAGTAAATTTTTCTCAACTTTACCCTTAGGTAAATACATCACAACATAACATACCAGAAATAATATAACAAATGACGCTAATATAAAATGTAGCGCAACTATTAACGTTACTAATCGTTTTGATGATGTTGAGTCTTTAGCATCTAATATTTTTCTCCAAAATTTCACACCAATAAATATTGGAAAGGCCAAATAAAAATTATATATTCATTATATGATCTATAAGTTAAAACGATTTTTCAAACGCATACGCAATCTATATCGTTGGTTTCCTATCATATGGAAAGACCAAGATTGGGATGATCATTATATTTGGGAAATACTTAAATTCAAACTAACAAATCAAGCAAATTACATTGCTAAGCATGATAGATACACTAGAGCTCAATATGATGCTAGATTAATGAGATTATGTGTTAAGTTGATGGATAGAGTTCAATCTGAATATTACCGAGCAGAATACATGGATTATGAAAAAACTGAATTTCTGTTCAAATCTAGTAATCATTGTGATGGTTGTAAAGAATTAGAAATAGTTACTATTGAAGATAATTTAGATGAATATTTCAAAAAATATCCTCTCATTTATAAACGTATAATGAATGATGAAAAAACATCATTCAATAAAGATACTAGAAGAGGTATAGCATTGAATATAAGTCATATGAACCACAATAGAGCTAGAAAATTATTATTTAAACTATTAGAAAACAATATTGAATCATGGTGGGATTAATTGTAGTAGCAATCATTTCAGTTGTAGTAGGGGTATTAGTATTTTGTTGGGTAGATGGAATTGATTATATGAAAGAAAATCATCCTGATTATAAAGGAGAAGACTTCCTAGATTGGGATGATAATAAACAACACACAGAAAACGTATGAATATATTATGGGGGATAATATGGGGAGTAGCAGCTCAAGTTGTTACATTTCTTCAATTGCAAGGTCAAATCAAATTTGAATGGCTGAAGGACAATATGTGGTTTGGAGTACTAATGGGTATTCCTATATCATTTATGTTTATGATGTCAGTAAAGAACTTTGTCGAAGCATATGATGGAGAAATATGGCCTTCCAGACTAATTGGGTTTGGTATAGGAGTATTTGTATTTTCAACTATGGCTCACTTTATGTTTAGAGAACCATTCACATTGAAAACAGGCATCTGTTTATTTTTAGCATTATTAATTATATTAACTCAAATATTTTGGAAATGAATACAGTAGAACTATTAGGATATTACGGCTCAGACACAGTACACGCTCAATCAGCTTGGACATCAACATCTAGAGACCTAACAGAAGAAAAATTAAATAGAGTAGGTAAATTACTCAAAATGCTAGCGAGTGAAGGACATCACACTCCATTCGAAAAATCATCATTACATTTTTTAGTAACAGTAGATCAAGCAACTCACATCCACTTACTCAAACACAGAATTGGAGTTAGTATCAATGGTGAAAGTGCTAGATATAAGGAATTAAAGGAAGATAAGTTTTTAATTCCTAAAGACTGGGATGAAGAGTGGAAGGAAAGTTTAGCTTGGTTAACAGATCTTTCTAATAAGGCATATCATCGTTGTTTAGATGAATTAACACCTATTATTGGACGTAAACGTGCTAAAGAATCAGCTCGTTTTTTTAAGATGATGAATTCACAAATTACTATGGATGTGATGTTTAACTGGCGCTCATTTTATCACTTCCAGCAATTAAGAAATAGCGAATCAGCTCAAGTTGAAGTAAGAGAATTAGCTCAACAAATGTTAGATTTGGTTAAAAATATAGAAGGTAATCCATTTAAAGAAACAATAGAAGCCTTTGATTTATAATTTATGGAAATAAAAAAGATTACATATCAAGAAGTTGAAGATGAGTTTAAAGAACTCAAACCAGACTTATTAGATAAGTGGGCTACTTATTATGGTTGCTTTATTAAAAATGAGTTAGTTGGTATTGTATCTTATGTTGAGCATGAAGCAGTAGTTTATTTATGTCACGCCTATGTAAAAGAAGAACACCGTAGTAAAGGCATATACAAACTGCTTTGGAATTATAGAGATTCAAAAATAAAAGATACAGAAAAAACAGTATATGCTCATTGTAATGTTGATAGTCTGAAGCATTTTATTAATAATGGGTTCAAAATCGAAAAAGGACTGTTTAAGGTAGTTAAGGCAAAGTAAAAATTATATATTCACGTTATGAAGACAATAGTAATAGGAGATATCCATGGTCGCTCAGTTTGGAAATTAATTACACATTTAGAAAATGCTGATAGAGTTATCTTTGTAGGAGATTATTTCGATTCATTCGATATTAGTGGAGTGGAACAAATCCATAACTTCAAAGAAATCATTAAATATAAGGAAACATCATTCACAAATGATGGTACAGATAATCAACACAAAACAGAAGTTATATTATTGATTGGTAATCATGACCACCACTACTATCCTGAAATAGGTAATACAGGTACATCAGGTTATCAGTATGGGGCTGCACCCAATATTAGTCAAGTAATAGATGAAAATAGACATCATTTACAAATGGCTTATAGCTTTAATAACTATTTGTTTACACACGCTGGAGTTAGTCCTGTGTTTATGGATCAAGTATTTGGTGAAAATGGTTGGGATAAGAATAACATTGTAGAGTTGTTAAATGATAAAATGAAATATCAACCCAAAACATTTGAATTTAATGGATTTGAATCATCAGGTGATAATACAACACAAACACCAATCTGGATTAGACCTAGAAGCTTAATGTCAGCTAATAAGAAACATGAAAATGGATTGAAGAATGATTATATTCAAATAGTAGGCCACACTGAAATGAAACATCTAGATTTAGTAGGATCAGATAAATTTACTGGTGGTAAATACTATTTTATAGACACGTTGGGTACTAGTGGAAATTATCTTATTATTGAAGATGGAAGAATATCAACTGGTAAAATATGAAAGGTAAAAAAATAAAAGAGCAATTAAAGGAAAAAAAAGAATTCATTGTTATGAATTCCCAACTAGAATATTTCTGTGGATTAGCTTATGGGGGTCAATTAGTATGGGACTCAGATTATGAGAATGCTAAAGCATTAGATCACGAAGATAAATTTAAAACACTTCAGTATATGTGTTTAGGCGAAGAACTTGTCTTAGATTACATTTAATATGAATAATGAGCCAGTTTATCCAAAACAAGATCCCGAATATCGTAAACGTGTTATGGAACAATTTTATAAATCTGTTAGTAATACAAAATGGGACACAGCCGAAGAAGGAGAATATCAAGGTAAGCCTCGAGGCCGCAAATCTAAATTTAGAGAACGTCCTAAAGCACAACTTAGACAAGGTGAAAGATACGATTGGTTAGATTAATAATTAAAAAACATAAGTTATGAGTTGGATTACAGTTAGTACCGAAGTTGATGTTGATATAGACGACATCCTATATGAAATGAGTACTAAAGAAAAACAAAATTTAGTAGATGAATTGTATGAGGATGGTTACATCCCTAAACAAGTAGAAACCCAACTAAATAAACATACAGACGACTTCAGTGAAGCCTGTAAGAAATTAATAGGTGAAGGATGGAGACTAACTAAAGCAGAAGAAGAATTTATTATTAACATATCAAAACGATTCTAAAATGGATAAGTATCATGCTATTAATGACAGGTATTTCGGATTTGAACTATTTGAAGATATATTTAGAGCTATTAACGAACGAGCTGAAATAAATGAAGACCCAGCGTTTAAAGCAGGAGTTGCTAGTGCTGAAGGTGCAGTTCGCCGTTTGAGAGAAAATTATTATGAATCAATAAAGAAAATGTATGTTCAAGAAGATGAAATCTAAGATTGTATTTATTTGGGATTTTTATTTGTGTTGGTGGTTTATAAATGCTAGTAAGCATGGTCGCCACATCACCTTTTTGGAAAATAAATACGGAAGAGAATTTACCTGGAATATAATAAATAAATAAAGTTATGTCAAAAATAGACTCATTAAAACAACAGTATCCTGAATTAGGGATATCTCTTATGGATGTATTAGTTAGAATGGATAATTCTAAAACTAACAAATATCTTCCACTATTATGTAAGTTATTCTCTACAAAATATAGGAGAAATACTTTTTCATTAATTGACGAGAATGAAATAACACATCAACTCACAGATAAAAAAGGAATAAAGCTTGATGGATTATCTATAGAACAACAATATGCTATTTATTGTATGTTAGATATTATTCCATCTGATAATTTTACCTCTTTTAAAGAGTTTCAAGAATATATGGAACGTGGATTGATTGAAAAT